TTGATTTCTACTGTTCCAGAAGCAGAAGCACCTCTGTGTTCACATTGAACTGTAATATATTGTGGGTTTACACTCCTTGAAATTTTAGGGGATTCCCAATAGAACCCTTCTCCTGCGGCTGAGTTAGCCGGGTTTACTAAAAGTGAGGCAGACCCTTCTGAAGCTTGCCCTGTATCTCTGGCAATTGCAGAACCGGTCGCTGTGTATATTGAAACATCTGAACCTTCGATTCCGGGGTTGGTTACTAAGTTTACAGCCTTCTCACCACCATTTGCAACTATGGTATATACATCTTCAGCAGTGGTACTGGCAGCATTTGAGATTGCTACATATCTATTAACCGGATGTACCGACTGTCTAGTAGAACTATCTATGTCCCACTCTCTGTAATCCGTATGTCTTTCGTTAGCCATTTATAAATTCTCCTATTTATTTATATTTATGATAGCTACAAAGCTACCCATAATAGCGGAAGTATGTACTATTAGTACCCCAATAGCCAGTAAAATACTTTTCATTCCATACATTTTGTTACGCCATTGAGAGATATCATCGACTTTGGTTTCAACCTTTTCTAAGTTTTTAGAGAGGTTTTCATTGAGGGCGTTCTGACTTGAAATATAAGAATCTAATCGTTCCATATAAACTGCTAAATTCACTTGTGTGTCCTTATCGGCCACTTATCAGTCCTCACAAAATGTTGTTTATAAAATTAGTAGGGGGACCGAAGTCCCCCCACATGTATCATCACTAAACTTTATGAGTTTAGGTCAGCTATTTTTGCTTGTGTCCAAATGTTCTTACATCGCATTTCACCCATAGTGTAGAGTAATCCTCTTACAACTAGAGCGTTTGCTGCAAAGTAATCTCTGTTCTCTACATACTGCGTTGGTTGTGCAATCGCAATTTCTAGATAATCAGTATCCAAAACATAAACGTTAGAACCAAGTACAGCATCAGCAGATGATACAGACTTAGCAACGTCAGCGTCTGGGATAATTGGGATACCTTGGTAAGTAGCAAGTACTAGTCCAGTTCTTGTACCCGGGAAAGTTCTTTCAGAACCTACACCAACTTGGTACTCTTCCTGTCCTAAGTATCTTTGGTTTGAGTTAAGCAATCTTTCTAAGTTGAAGTATTGGTCGTGTCCCAAAAGGATTAGTTTTGGTTCTCCACCATTCTCTCTTACTTTTTGAATTGCTGTGTCTAGTAAGTTTAGACTTAGTGCTCTTCCTGTTCCTGAGTTATAAGAAACAGACGCACCAGCGTTCCATGCACCAGATGTTCTATCATTTAGTGTTAGGTCGTAAGCTCTTGACCTAGCTTCACCACCACCAACAGCAGCTCCGTCTTCCATAACAATATCGTCAATAGAAGTCATACCTGCTCTTGAGAAAATGTAAGCTACGTCACCATCAGCGAATGTAGTTCCTGAAGCAACTGTAACAGCACCAGTAGATGTGTTTACTGCAGAAATAGCAGAACCAGAAGTTCTGTCATGTCCTGTAGCAGAAACGTCATATTGAGCTACTGCGTCACCAACTTTGAAGTTCTTAGCAATTGCTGCTGGAACTGTGAATGATGTCGCACCACCGGCTGATGTCAAGTAAGCTGAACCTGCGTTCAACTCTTCGTTAATTTCTTTAATGTGGTCCAATTGAGCATTTTCGTTTTCCAATGCTAGAACATCACCAACACCACCTTCTAGCTGTGCAGTGAACACTGACTTCACTGAAGCACCAAATGTGGTTGAAACAATTCTAGGTAAACTAGATACTGATTCAATGTTGGAGATATCAACAGTTGGGATAGAACCTGTCTCAGTTACTGGTCTTGAACGGCCAGAACCTCTATCAGTTCTTACCCTCCAACCAGCAGTATTTCCCCAGACCACTCTAGGGATAGCGTTGAAAAATCTGGTTTGGTTGTTTAGAGCCTGCCAAACTTTTCTTCCGTATGTTGTGTTGAATATACCTGTAGCAGAGTCAACAGTGAAGTAAGATTGTTTCTGTAGGTACTCGTTACCGAATACAGACTGATACAATCCTCTTTGAGACTGTGCAAGATATTCACTTAAACTTGGGTTTGCCATTGTTTTTAAATCTCCTGTAGTTTGTTTTTATTTATTATCCTAATAGTTCCCTTGGAACACCATCGGTGTTTCCTTGTTCTATTTGGTGTTGCATTCTTCTTAATTCTGAGTAAGAAAGCTCTGCAAGTTGTCCGGCTGTGTCAGCAGTTGCAGTTGATTTTTGGATAGGTGTTGTGTCATCTATACCAAAACTGTTTACTACTTTTGGAGCCTGTAATCCAGTCTCTTCCCTGAATCCCATTTTTCTGAGTCTTGCTTCAGATTCAGCTTGAACAGATTTTTGAATGTTAGCCTCAGTTTCAGCTAATTGTTTTTTCAAAGTTTCTAACTGTTTCTTCATTGCTTTCATGTCGTCAGAATCATCGTCATCGTCCATACCCTTCTCATCTACAGGTTCGTCGGCTGCTTCGTCATCGTCGTCCTTGTACATTCCCTTCTCTTCTTTGTCCTCATCATCGTGAGCACCTTTTTCCATCTCATCATCATCATCGTCTGCCTTTTTCATAGCTTGGATAGTGTTTTGCTGTTCCTCAATTTTTGCATCTATTCCTGCATCACTTTCGGAGTCGTCAGCACTTTGTGGAGTACCACCTGTTGGGTCTGCCTTTCTTTCGTCACCAGAAGCATCTGAGCCAGCATAGCTGTCTCCTTCTGAAGCTTTAAGAACTGCTTGTACCTCTGCAGCGATAGACTTCACTAGTTCGGCTTTTGCAAGAGCTTCGGCTTTTTCTATTTCCTCTTCCTCTTTGTCAGCCTCTTCTTTAGCCAATCTTCCGTCCATTTTTTGTAGGACCTCGGCTACAGCTGCTAGAGCGAGATTAGTGCCTTCCATCTGCTTCTCAAGCCTTTCGTTTAAATCTGCCATAGTTTAAAACCTCCTATGAATTAAATTTGTTCTTCTTATCAAACATAAAAGGTTGGTCTTAGCCATCCGACCTTTTAAATTATGGAAAGAAATATAACGTTATATTTAACGCTATTTTATTATACTGAAGAAATCAAAAAATCCTACTCGATTATAATATGTTTATAGTAACTATTCGGAATCTGGTAGACCTTTTGAATCTAATTGAATCATTTCATTACGAAAATCGTATAGTGGCACCTGTAAAAGTTTTTTCAATTTGTCACATTGATTACCTTCTGGTAATGACGCTTCTACTAAATCTAATACTTTCCCCACCATTTTTGAATGACGAGCTATAATATACTCTTGTGATGCTGTTACATCTCTAATATCCATTTTTCTCCTCCTATTCTTTTATTTCAATTACTTTAGGAATGTCCTGTCGTGCTTGTGCTGGTAATTGTCTATATACTTTGTCCCAAGCTTTCTGTAAAAAATTCCGCCTTATTTTAAATTCCGCCATACGTAATCCAAAGTTGTTTTTAGAACTAGCTGTATACCAATCTTTTTTCCCCTTTACAGGTTTATACCCCACTTTATAGTATTTAGTGTGAGCCTTCACAGGAATTACACCTGACGCAGTTTTACGAGTATGTCTTCTAGTATCAGCTGCATATCCATAAGGTGTTCCCGTGTTAGGATTTATACCACGAGTACGAAAAACAGACTCACCTTCATATTTTTCAGGTAAAAATACTTCATCAAAAGTTTTGTCAAATTCTAATGTAAAACCATCAGCAGAACTTTCAATAATTACAGCGTCTGCTAATCTTTGACGACTGTCACGAGGTAAAAGTTTCTCAGCTTCTTTAATTACTTCTTCTGCTAATTCTTGAAAAAGCTGTTTAGACAGTTCTCGCATCGCACTATCTTGACGAATATTTCGTTGTGGTTTCCTAGGCATAGTTTATTATACTATTTTATGCCTCTAAGTCTCTCCACTTTTCAGGAATCTTGTCTATAAACTTACGTTTACTGTTGTCATAACGATTCAAATAAATAATGTCTTTACCTATATAACCATATCTAGGATGCCAATAAGTAACCAACTGTTTAGGTTTAGTGGCTGCTTGTAGTCTCTGTAGGGCAAACTCATCAGGACCTTTCATAGTTCCACATATATGTAGTTCACCTGTACCTATATCTAACTCGTCAATACGATGGAAGTGTCCTATCATAACACTATCAAACTCTTGTTCTAAGTCCCCATCTAACGCACCTTCTATTTCCCGCTGTAATGTCTTTCTAAACTGAAATACACTTCGTAATTTAGTAATAGAGTTTAGGATAGCTCCACTACTTCCAGCCCCCGATATACAGTCGCCATGAGTTATAAGAACTACTTTATCATGTATTTTAAAGGTTGTTATAAAACTTCTTGGGATATGAAACTCTATGTTTTCTTGGTTCCTACAAAATGAAGCCATCCATTGATACAGCATATAATCCCAATCCATATACTTATCTTTCATAGGAGGTTTTCTTGTCATTCGCCCATGGTTGCCCACCACACATGGAACTCTAATCTTAGTATAATGTGGAGCTAAATACATCAAAGCTTGAGCTATAATACTGGCTCCTCTAATCATCTGCTCCATACAGTTAGCCATATTAGACCTCGCTAACTCTTCATGTATGTCCCCACTAATCATGTCGCCCAACATTGGAATAACTAGTTCTTCAACCGGAGCTATTTGTCTTCTATAAGATGTATGCTTTAGTATTTGATTAGCCCAACCATACATACGTTTATTAAATATCTCAAAGTTATACTCATTCAATCCCCGCATTTGCTCTTTGAATACATGTTCTCCTATGTGGGTATCAGATAAAGGAGCAACCATAATTTGTTTTTCGTGACCAAATGGGGTTTTATCAGAGTTGTTTAAATGTTTTAGAGGTATCGAAGGGAATCCTTTGGTGTAATCTTGAATGGTTTCTATAATGACTTCTTGCTTTATAGTATCTTTTAGAAGTCCGTCATACAGTTTCTTATAATACTTAGCTTCACCTTTATAAGTAGCAAGCTTCTTATCTAGCTTTATTCTATTCTCAGTTCCTTCTTCGTTTACTAAGAGTTCGTCTTCCGGTTCCCAATGATTTTTGTCGAACCATTTTTGTATGGTTGTTCTGTGTATTTGAACCCCGTACTCCGCTTCCAACCATTCCGCTATCTTCGTCCAAGTAGCCCCCAAATTTCTTCTTTTTATTATCTCTGATTTTGCCTGCTCTGGAATCGTACTCAAACTGTATCTCCGTAACTAATATCTTTGCACAAATTATGCACTGTAAATCCTTATCTTGATTAACATACATCGTGCCCTTACATTTAGGGCATAGTACTACACTATCATGTTTTGAACTATTTTGCAAATTAGTCCCCTAATAGTCTCTTGTATAGGTCTTTCCCAATTACTTTCTCAAAAGGTATTTCTTCTGTCTCTTCGTCAAGTTGTTCAACAACCCCACCTTCTTTGTCCCTAGAGCCTCCGCCAACTAACGGACCTCTTTCAGAACCTGAACCATATTGTAGTTGTACATTCAGTCCAGCAGGAGCAGTTTGACCTGCATCACCCTTTTCATCGGGCTTGTTGTCTTTTATATCTTCTTTGTCATCTAAATTACGAATTTTCTGCTCCATTTCTTTTTGTTCTATGGCAGCATTTTTATCTGGTTCGCCATCAAACTCTACAGGGTTTTTATCTTCTTGCACTATTTTGGTTTGAGGGTTGATATCTTCTGAACTTGTTTGTTGTCTAAACTTTATATCATCCTTTTGTAATTCTGCAGTAACCCAGTTTACTAATTCTAAAGTAAAATCAGTGCTTTTCTTTACCATCTTTTTTTCGGGAGAAAACTCATTTATAAAGTCAGCTAACCTGTGAATACCAGTTCGCTTTTTTCTTTTTCGTTTTTTCCTGCGGCCACCTCCACCTCCATATGTTGGATTGAAAATGCCAGAACCTGTAGAAGTAAATACAGTACCGCCAAAACCACTGCTGGTTCCGCCGCCATTACCACCACCGTTACCACCGCCATTGCCTCCGCCACCAT